TTTGTTGACTGAGTCCTTGTAGCACATGTATGGGGTCCCAGTCTCGACCTGACTCTTCAGGATGGCGTCCCAGACCTCACGTGCACGGACCTTCCTCTTGTATCGCCCCTGTGCGACGTACTCACGGTACATTTCGTTGAACTCGTCACCGTACACATTCTGGAGGCGGGTGGAGTCGTTGGGACACATGAGGTACCAGTCACCGTCCTCCTCGACCTTTTGCATAAACAGGTCCGGGATCCAGAGGGCCGTAAATAGGTCGCGGCACCGAGCCTCTTCGTCACCCTGGTTCAAACGCAACTCGAGAAACTCGAAAATGTCTGCGTGCCAAGGCTCCAGGTACACAGCAAAGGACCCCTTGCGCTTCCCACCACCCTGGTTGACATACCGGGCTGTGTTATTGAATACGCGCAGCATAGGCACGATACCATCAGCTACACCGTTTGTCCCCTTGATGGGTGTGCCGTTCGCGCGGATGTTGCTGATATGCAAACCGATACCGCCAGACCACTTGGAAATCTGGGCACACTCCTTCAGAGTATCGTAAATACCCTCAATGGAGTCGGACTTGGCGGCTACCAGGAAGCAGCTCGACATCTGAGGCCGACTGGTTCCGGCATTGAACAGGGTCGGGGTCGCGTGCGTAAAATACTTTTGGGACATGAGGTCGTAGCTCCGGCGAACGCTTTCAGTGTCCGCCCCGTGAATAGCCAGAGCCACGCGCATAAACATGTACTGGGGTGTCTCCCCGGGAAGGAGGTACCCCTTCTGAAGCGTCTTGATTCCAAAGTATCCAAAGTCGTAATCGCGCTTTGGCTGGATCCATCCGTCCATCTCGAGCCGAACAGCATCACAGAACTCCTTAGACAAGAGTCCCTTGGCATTGAGGGCCAGGACGCAATCACTAAAGGTCTTGGGGCACGTCTTCTGGAGGTTCGAGACGGTGATGCGCATGGCTAACGTCTCATAGTCTGGGTGTTCGGTAATCATACCGATAGCCACCTCAGCACTCAAAGTATCAATCTCACTTGTCGAGATACCATCATACATACTTGTGAACACCTTCTGGGCCACCTTGTCCGGCTGAACATTCAGGACCTCAAACTCTGGGGACATATTTAGTTTTGAAATTCGTTGGGTCACCTTGTCAAACAGCATCTCGACCGAGTCTCCATTCCGCTTGATGACCTTCATTGTATTTTTAGCGTCCTATTTTTTTAACTTGAGTAACAGTAATGAGTGCTCTCGGAACATATGACGTCAAGCCTATTCGTCTGAGTACGCCAACTCCACTCGGCAACGCCTTCTTTTCAGAGTTCAACCGTGAGAGCCTTCACTCATCTATAGTTGACGTCATCAAGTCCAAGACGGGGTACGAGGTTGATCGCCAGAACGATGCAGGGCTCCAGTCCCTGATGCGTGTTGTGTACACGGACCTCGTGGAGGACCCAAACACGGACGTCCGGAGTCAGGTGTCCCGTATGAATGATGAGGTTATCAAGCGGGCAACATCCACCATCTCGACCGGTATGCTTCAGCAGCTGGTGTACCTGCGTGACATTGCCGAGAACCCCGTCCCAATTGATATACCAATCAAGACCAGCACATACGGTAACAAGATCCCTAGCAACTTCAAGTTTGGAATATTTTAGGGAGTTCAGAAGGAACTCGGTTACGGCGTAGCCGTAAATAAGTTCTGCGAAGGAGGGCCTGAAAGGCCCGACGGAAAACAATGTTTTCCTTTACTAAATATGCGAGCTCTCGACGACTTGCTTCTGGGTTTCCTTATATTCTTTGCCATCGAGCGCCTCGTGCGCCTCGCCAGCAACGCCATTATCGAGCCTTGGGCCGAGAAGATGACGAGCAATGAGAATGTGGTTGAAAACTGGAAACTCGGCGCCGAGTTTGTGTTACTCGTTGCCGCGTGCTTCGTCGTCGTCTACTTCAGGAAGCCTCTCGCTCGGCTCATCACTTAAAAGAGATGGGCGTTTTATACTCAATGAATAAGTTTCGAGATGAAACTGCACTCATGTGTCATCAAAAGGGGTGGGACAAGGCTCCAATCAGCATCGTATGGATGCTCCTTAATGAAGAAATGGGCGAACTTGCGTCCAGTATCAGGCAGAAGAAACAAATCTACAAAAAGACAGGACTCAAGAAGGACAGGGGAACAGATATCATGATGGAGATGGGTGACGTGTTCAGTTACCTGTTCCAACTTGCAGCCATGTTGAACATAGACTTGGACGAAATGTGGGACCTTCACCAGCAAAAGGTCAAGACCAAAGTCTACTCTCCCAACAAAAATAATGTAAGCGTATTTTAGAACAATGGCATCAAATCTTATGATAGATGACCGTCTGCAGATTGACCTCTTCAACCCGACCACATGGACGGGTGACTTTGGCATCCCCCACGACGGGTTCCGTAAGGATCTCTTTATCGATGGCTCGTATACAAGAGCCATTGATGAAGAGCCAGTCGATTACAGTGATGATCTGGACCATAACCTCAAGCCACGAGATCTCTCAGGGAACGTGCACCTCAAGACCATCAGCCCCAACTACGCACCTCACGATGCGTTCCCAACACGTAAATACGAGTACTCGGACGGTACTGTGACGTGGTACCGCCCTCAACTCCCGTGGTGCTGGATGAATGGCGGGAACCAGAAGAGCGGCCCTCGCAAATTCAAGATCACAAAGAGCCCTTTGTTTATTTTGATGGTTTTGGTGCTTGTGTTTTACGTTCTGAGCCGGCTCAAAATGTAGCGACTTTCGGGGCGACCACCTTGACCAATTTCTTTGCTAAATTCTCTTTTTCAATTTTGGACCGTTCATCCAACTTGGGGCAACAGTGCACCTCGAGTTGAATGCACTTGCAACAGAAGGACCCTTCACACTCGCGACACTTGAGAAACCGGTTCTTGTGTTTACACTCGGGTTTCTTTCCGAAGATTTGGGTGTACGAGTCCATCCTCTTCTAGTACCTCACATACAATTTGTTTCTTAAAGTGGGAAGGCTCTTCGTCCAGAATCTCACACAGTCCATGGGCGCGCCCCTTGAGCACACGCTGCCAAACACGCTCGAGCACAGGGAGGGCCCGGGCGAACCACTCGCGGTCACGGTGGACGCGGACAACCACGAATTCCTCTGGGGATCGAAGAACTCCGTCTTCGATCCGGGCGGGGCGATACTGAACAAAGTCACACTCCTCCAAATCTGTAATCTCAAGCTGAAGCTGGACCTGTGGCCAATAGTGTTTAGGAACGTTCGGTTCAATCTTGCGACTCAGAGGACACTTAATTTCGACCAAAATTCCATCCTCCGTGACGCCATCGGGAGATGCGCCGAGCCACGGGTAGTCCCTGTGTTGAACAAGACCAATCTCGTGGGACTTTCGGTTGTATTTTGCGTCATACAAGTCCCGAACCAAGGGCTCGAGACGGGTCCCGTGTTCTGTTGCGGCGTTCCCGGCCCACTTGGTCCGTAGAACCTTCTTTTTGACAAATGCATCTTCCGACTCGTAACGACTTTCACCAATGGCACTTGCAGCATCGCTCGCCGTGATCATATTCTCACGGAGGTCTAACCATTCCTGAGACCTTTGTTCGGCGTATTCTTGCGCAATCAACTCACGGGCTCTCTGAACTGTTGGACTTTCCATTCACGGGTATCTTCTTATTTTTGAAACGTGGATCCGTCTTAAGTACAATCTCCGCGGCGTTTTGCTCAGCCTGTTTCTTGGTCGTTGCAAACCCAGACCCACAGTCCATCCCGTCCACAACAACCGTGATGAAGAATTGCCCGTTGGTTTGTCCGTCCATACGGTATTCGGGCAAGGCGTACTTGAGGGCCTGACACCACCGCATGAGTTGGTCCTTCCAATTATCATCTACGAGGGACGTCTGAACCTTTGTGAATGACTCGAGGACAAACCTCTTGGCGTGCACCATACCGAGGTCCAAGTAAATGGCACCCACAAAGGCCTCAAACACATCCTCCATAATGTGCTCGTTGGTGTTCCAGCCGTTTCGCTCACCCTTTTCATCCATCAAAATCATTGTGTTCAGACCAAGCACCTTGGAGATTTCGCACAAAGTCTTTCCACGGACCATCTTCGTACGGGCCTTGGTCAGGAACCCCTCTTGTTCCTTTTCGTGAAGATCAAAAAGGTGTTTGGTAATGATGAATCCAAGTACGGAATCACCCATGAACTCGAGAGTCTCGTAAGAACCAGTCAGGCCTGAATAGCGTTTCAGGGCTGACTTGTGCGTAAATGCGCGACGATACAATGCAAGATCTTTGACTTTGGTCCCGACCAGAGCATTCACGACATCACGTGAAAGTTCTGGAGGGGGGACGAGAGGCGCTTGTTCAACTCGTGTAGTCTCCATGGTTAGTTTATATTACACACGAGGGTTTGTTTTAAGTGTCTTGTCATGGGATCTAGGCAGTCGCGGCTGCGGCGGGCTTGGCGACCTTGGGGCGCATCTTCTTCTCCTTTGGGGCGGCAGCGTCCGAAGGACCTGCCGCGGCGGCCTCCCCCTCCGCCACTGGCGCCTTCTCCTTCTTGGCACGGGGCTTCTTCTCCACGGGGGGCTTCTCCTCCTTAATGTAGTGCGGGTTGATGTACTTCTGGATGTTCAGGAAAGTCACCTGAATACCCTCAGGAACCTGCAGAATGTCCTGCAGGGTCGCATCCAGGCTAATGTTCTGACCCGCCTTCAGACCCTTCGCCTCAACGTACTCATTCACCTTACGAGTCACCTGAGACCGAGAGATCTTCTCATCGATTGCAAGACCCAGGAAGGCCCGCAGCTTCTCGGAAACACCCAGAGGCTTGTTGAAGCCGTTGTTCTTTGCCCGGGCCTCCTGCTTCTCACCAGTCGGGTCCTCAATGTACTGACGAATCTTGCGAACATCCTTGCGCAGGGCGCGCTGCTCCTTGGCAATGGCGTCGAGGGCGGCGTTCAGAGTCTCGAGAGTCACAGGAGTGTCCATCTGTGTTTGTACTATAGGAGAGACGTGTCTCTTTAAGCAAGGAAGAGCATCAAGGCGAGTGACATTGCGACAGGAGTTGCAGCAATTGCAATAACGTCCCCGACCGTGTACGTAGGTCTGTTTGAGTTGTTAAAGGAAGATGCACCAGGAAAGCCGGATGCATTATCACTTTGGGGGATGTTGTCCCCGTACCCAGGAGGAAGGTCTATACCGGCCGAAGGTCTTACTTCAACACGGGTTGGAGGATTCTTATTTGCACATTTGCCAAGACAACACCCAGGGTCACATGCGTACACAAACCCATTCTGCCTGCTCACATATCCACACATATTTGAGTAAAAATTGAGAGGATCAGCCAGGCATGTACAATCTTTTAGAATGTATTGAGCTCCACAGGAATTCATGTACTACTAAAGTTAAAGATTATTTTTGTATATGTATTACAGATGGAGTACGGAAACCCTCAGAAGCTTCCAGATGGGCGATATTTCCTGCGTATTGCTGGAAAGACTCAGCAGGTGAATGGTCTTGTACTCCAAGATTCACTCGAGACAAAGACGGTCAAGTTCAATGTTCCAGAGGGTGCTTCAGATATTTTCAGGGCAATTGATGAAGAGCTCGTCGCCCAGGCCAAGGCGTCCAAGGTGGCGTGGTTCGGCAAGGAGCTCTCGGACGAGACAATCCTGAATGCCTTTCAGGAGAGCGTCACGGACGGGGTTCTGGATGCATCGCTGGCGACCGTCAAGGGTCAGGTGACCACAACTGCTTTTGATACGCAAAAGAACCCGGTCGAACTCCAGGCCGTCAAGACCGAGTCCAAGTGTGATGTCGTGCTCGAGTTGGCCGGTTTGTGGTTCCTGAAAAAGTCGTTCGGTCCCATTTGGCGCGTCCTCCAGGTGCGTGTCCGAGGCGTGGCGCCCGTCCCGACCCCCAAGGAGTACATGTTCACGGACGAGCCAGAGGACGATGAGGACCCAGCGGACTTTTTGGACTAGGCGGAAAAAATATCCCAACTTAGTATAAATGAATCGCAAGGGTCTGGCGATCGTTGTCCTCGTAGTCATTATTTTGTTCCTTCTGTCAAGTGGCCGGAAGAGTGGGTTCGGCACCACTGGCCAGAACGGGGGTGTGATGGGTATGAACATCTCTTCCGGCGCCGTGAATACAGGGGGTGTCACCGGTGGCGTGAACCAGCAGGCGCCGCTGGAGCCGGGCTCCGTGATGGCCATGGGTGACAACATCGGTCAGACCGTGTCGTCCGCCAGCCTGATCCCCCGTGACGTTGTGGCCACCGAGGACTTTGGTCAGTTCAGCCCAGACAAGATTCTGGGCAACCAGAACTACCTGGACCCCCGCAGCCAGATTGGTTACCCCGAGACGCTGGGAGGTGTTCTGCGTAACGCCAACCGCGACTTCCGCTCCGAGCCCCTGAACCCCCGCAACCCAGTGAGCATCTTCAACCTCAGCACGATTCCCCCAGACGTCATGCGGCCTAAGTTTGAGATCGATTACGAGTATTCCTAGTCAGTCGCGCAGCGACTGTTTTCCCGCGCCTTCGAATAGTTAAAAAAATGGTCCATTCTATCAGAAAATGGATTTTAAAACCGCTATGACTGAGTGGGTCGCCCTCAAGGCCCAGTTGGCCGCAGCTCGCAAAGATCTCGGAACGTTGAATACACGTGAAAAGGATCTTCGCAAGTTTGTGACGCAGCACATGCAGCAGAACGAGATTGATACCGTCAAGGTCCAGGACAAGGTCAAGGTCAATCTCAAGCTTAAAAAGACGAGGGGTTCTATTACCAAGGAGGTTATTCTCAAGGGACTTCGTACGTTCTTTGGTGGAAACGAGGCTCAGGTCGAAGGTGCTTGGAACGCCATCCAGGACTCGGCACCGACCAAGGAGACGCCTTCCGTGTCCGTATCAGGACTTAAGGAGCTGACGCCTTGAATAGGGAAGTAAAAATGGGCCAAGGTGACGAGTACTCACGTGATGCATACCAGTACGAGCAAACGTGGAACTCGGATGAAGACTCGGATGATTTTGATTCTCAACTCGACCCAGAGGATTGGCAAGCCGTCTATTCCGAAGACCTTTTGAATGCATGGTTGATTATTTACGATGAGCTTCAGCGCAACTATTTGACACACATTGTCAAGTATTCGCAGTTTGTTGACCTTGTTATGGAGCCTTGGAAGTGGGGTCCCGCACGCCTCCACCCCAAACCGATACACGCGCGGTTGTGGAACGAAATCTCAACTATTGAGACTATTGTTGAACGTGTATGGGAGGACCAGTTTCACGCGTGGGCTCAGTACTACCTGCGAGCGCTTACTTGAACCGGACCCTCCAGGGGCGCTCACAAATATGTGAGCTTATTACAAATGATCGACATTACAGCACCCAAGGTGCTCGTGCCGACGATTCTTTTTGCTCTCTTGAGTCCAGGGCTTTTGCTCAGCCTCCCACCAGGTTCTGGACTTTTGATACAGGTTTTGTTCCACGCTCTGGTCTTGGCCATCATGTCATGGGCCATTC